AAAAGTTAAGATGTGCTATATATCTACCCCATGGAGAGGATTAGAAGTGGCTTTAACTGCTATGTCTGCAATTAAAGATCCTGATATAACTTTAGATGTTTATTCAAGTACTATTATTTATGGTCAATCATTTCATAATGCAAATGATAAAGGCTATCAGCAATTGTATGAAAAAGCCAAAGAACTCCCTAATGTTAATTATATGGGTTACTGTCCTCATAAGGAATTAGTTGGTAAGTTACATGAATATGATGTGAATTGTTTTCCTAGTATTTGGGAAGAGACTTTTTGTATATCTGCTATGGAATCGTTAGCAGCGGGACAATTATTAATAACCACGGATCTCGGTGCAATACCAGAAACGTGTGCTGAGTTTCCAATTTATATACCTTATATTTCAGATAAAAAGAAATTAGCTATTCAGTTAGCAGAATGTATTTTGCAAACAAAAGAAATGTTAAAACAAGATTTGTCATATGGCTTAAAATTTCAACAAGATTATTATAAAAGATTTTATGATTGGAAAATTATTGGCAATTTTTGGACAGAATTTTTAAAAGGAGCACTACATGTCAAACGAAACCAAAGATAGTATAATGGTATGCACTCCTGTGCATTCGGAAGTATCTATCCATTACATGAGAGCCTGTTTAGATTTACAAAAAGAATGTCTATTAAATAAAATTAATATTACATTTCAACTTATGAAAAGTAGTTTAGTTACACAAGGAAGAAATTTATGTGCTTCTGGTTTTATGAATACTAATCACACTCATATGTTGTTTATAGATTCTGATATTGATTTTACTTCAAGGTCTGTATTTAGATTATTTAAATCTAATTATGATGTATCACTAATACCTTACCCTATGAAAACAGTTAATGATGGTAAATTTAGAGAAGATTTTCAAAGAAGACCTGACGCAGATCATAATACATTAGGCCATATTTTTCCTATAACAGTTCCTGAACCAAATAATATAAATCCTGTTAATGGTTTTGTAGAAGTAGAAAGAGGACCTACTGGAATGATGATGATAAAAAGAGAAGTTTTTGAAAAGTTAGAAAAAGAATACAGTGAATTAAACATTGTTCAAAAAACACTTATCAACGGTAAAATGGTTGATAGACCTCATTATTTTAATTTTTTTGATTCCTACTATAGTCCTAAGACAAAAACTTATATGGGGGAAGACTTTTATTTCTGTAAGTTATGGACATCTATGGGAGGCAAAATTCATGCTTTAATAGACGAAGAAATAGGCCATGTTGGCGAATACCATTATACAGGTAAGTTTCAAGACGATATCATAAAAGTGTAGTGATATTGATATATCTAGCTATACAAGTTAAAATATCCATTAACTAAGTTATTAAAAATATGGATCCATTTACTATAGCATTAGCCACTTTTGGCGTACAAAAACTAAGAGGGAAATCTACCAGAACTGCATTAAAAGATGCTGCCCTTATGGGTGGTTTAGGTCAGTTTGCAGGTATGGCAGGAGTAGGACCTTTTCAAGCATTTGGTCAAACATCATTACCTGGTATGACAGGAAACTTTATTGGTGCAGGTTTACAAGGACCTACTATGAGTGGTGCAGCAGTCACTCCAACACTAGGACAACAATTTATGCAAACAGCACCTGCAAGATTAGGTGTGAAAGCTTTAGGAACTAAAGCTCAACCTGAAGCTATGAAAGCTGCAATTTCACAAGGCATGGATCCTACACTTGCCGCTGAAAAGTTTGGTGGATCAGGGTTTATGGGATTAGATACTGGAATGAAATTAGGTTTAGGAGCCGCAGGAGCTACACTACTAGCTGGAGAGGAAGAAGAACCAAAACCACCTTTTACAGAGGCAGATTATGCTAACGCATATGAAAAACAAAAAAAAGAATTAGAAGGAATTACTGATGGGGCTAAATATGCATCTTCTACATCAGTTCCAAATATTTATAATTACTCAACTTCAAACCCTATGTATACATTTAATCAAGGTGGAATTGTAAATGCTTTACCTAAATTCAATTCAGGAGGAATAAATTATTTACCATCTAAAATTGATCATGATGAAAATGACGTAAACAATTACGTTAGAGCACAAGGTTATGTTGAAGACGGTTCTGGTAACGGAGATAAAGATGAAGACACTATGCTTGCACAACTTGCTGATGGTGAATTTGTATCTAGAGCAGATGCAATTCTAGGAGCAGGTATTATGGAAGGTGCTAACCCAACTAATATGAAAGATATGAGAAAAAAAGGTGCTGCTTTTTTTTATGATCAACAAGCAAAGTTTAAACGAATTTATGATTTATTAGATGCTGCCAGAGAAAAAACAAATTAGAAAAGAGGTTAATGTTTTATACATTGGCCAGAACAAAATTGAAGAGTATTGGAATCTTGTAGATTTCATGCTTAGGGAAGGCCTTAAATACGATGGCAATCCTATGAACATAGAAGATCTTAAAGAAAATCTTCTAGATGGATCCTTTCAATTATTTATGATGTTTGGATCTGACGATGGTGAAAAGTACAAAGTGTTCGGTGTATTTGTCACTAGAATAATGGAATTACCGAACTTTAGACAATGTGAAGTCATATTGTTAAAGGGAGAAAAAAGAGAACTATGGCAGGACGAAGCAGCAGATGCAATAGAGAACTTAGCAATTCAAGAAGATTGCAAAAAAATAGCAGTGCATGCAAGACCTGGATGGAAAAACTTTTTAAAGAGTAAAGGTTTGGAAGTTAAAAGATATTTATATACAAAGGAGTTAAAGTAATATGGGAGCAATATTTGGCGGAGGCGGAGGCGGAGGCGGAGGTGCCTCTTCAGGAACACAAGTTACGATCGCAAGAGAAGCTCCTGATGTAGAAAGCAGGAAGCTAGCCTTATATGATCAAGCCGCAACACTTGCTAAAACACCTGTAAACATTCCTGCTTTTCAAGTTGCAGGACCTAGTGCATTAGAACAAACAGGATTTCAACAAGCAGGAACAACAGGAGTTGGAGCAGGAACAACAACTGCAGGAATTGGATCTGTATTAGGAGCACAACAAGCAGCTTATGGTGCACCAAACATAAGTCAATTTTTAAACCCTTACCAACAATATGTGACAAATGAAATTGCTAGACAAGGTCAGATGGCACAAAATCAATTAGCTGCGCAAGCTGTAAATCAAGGCGCATTCGGTGGTGGGAGAGAAGGAATACAACAAGCTGAATTACAAAGAGCAACACAAGCTAACATTGGACAAGCTTTAGCTTCTGGTTATGGACAAGCAGTAGGCGCTGCTCAACAGCAACAATCTTTGCAAGCTCAAACAGGTTTACAAGCGGGACAAATGTTAGGAGCGTTGGGTGGACAACAACAAGCGATGCAACAAGGAGACATTCAAAGTTTATTACAAGCGGGTGGAATTCAAAGACAATTAGGTCAGCAAGCTTTAGAAGCATCTAGACAAACTTCATTAGCTAGATCATATGAGCCATATCAAAGATTAGAATTTTTAAAGGGCATCATGACAAATCTTCCAACTACCCAGTCTGCTGTAACAGCGACCACGGCCCCAGGCACTAATCCTTTAGCACAAGCAGCAGGAGCAGGTATCGGTGCATACGCTGCTTACAACATGACGAGGCGATAATGGATGATCCAATATTAAAAAGAAAACTGTTTGCAAACAAAGCTAGACACATTAAACAAATTCAAACAGGAAATGTACCAGGACACTATCTTGGTATTTTAACTAGAATACCAGGAGCAATTAGATTAGGTACACAAGCTTTTAGAGCAGCACGAGCTACTCCTAAACCACCATCAGGATTAATTACTGGAGGTTCTCAACCTTCTTTAGCAGGAAGAATGATGGGTCAACAAAAAGGTTTAAGAACTACAGGTCTTGGTGGATTAGAATCAAAAGCATTAAGAGCAAGAGGACCTATTAAAGGACCTATCGGTAGAGGAGGCGTAACAGCTGCTGAAATAGGTTTAAGTGCACCCTTTGCTGCTGAAGGTGTAAACCAAGCTATAACAGGAGCCATGGAAGGAGATTATGGACAAGTAGCAGGTGGATTAGGAACAGGTTTATTATCATTACCTATCTTAGGACGATCATTAAGAATGGCAGGTATTGGAGCTAAAGGAACTGGTAAAGTTGACCAAGTTAGAAGAGCAATATCTGAAGTTGGTAAAAAAACTCAACAACTTACATCTAGAAAAGGAACTCTTCCAGCAGGTCTTGGGTTATTAGGAACAGGCTATGTATTTGAAGATGAAGGAACAAGAGCAGCTCCAAAAGTATTAGGAGATCCAATTGATATATCAATTCAGCAGTATGAAAAAGAAAACAATATTAAATTAAGTGATGATCAAAAAAAAGAAATTAAACAAAGAATAACTTCTACAACTGCACCAGGTGCAAAAGGTACTGATGAAAGAAGCTCAGTGCCTATAGAACAAGGTAAAGTAATCACGCCTACAGGACCTAAAACATTTAAAGAAGGTGACATGAATGAAATGGAAATTCAAAGATCTGTTGTAGAAGATAGTATTAAAGATGAAGCAGGTAAACAATTAAGAACAAAAGAAGGTAGTGAGTTTCAAAAATTTTATAATGATATTGAAAATTTAACAGGTAAAGATGATACCAACAATTTACTATTATTAAAGTTTGCTTCAGGATTATTAACAGGTACATCAGGAAGAGAAGGTGTAAGAGGTGCTTTAGATGTAGCGGGACAAGCTGCAGGCCCTACCTTAGATACTATGATTGCTCTTAAAGCTAAAGAAAAAGAAAGAAAGAATGATTTAGCGGTTGCTTATGTTAAAGCTAAAAAAGATGCAACAAATCAATTCCAAGTAACAGGAGACACAAGAAGATTTTTAGTACCTGATGCAAATGCAATTAATGGACAAAAATCAATAGAAGTTAAAAACTTTGATAGTGGACCATACAAAGGTTATGAAGCAGTTAAACAAACTAATCCTGATGGAAGCTTTACTTGGAGAATAGCAAACCAAAATGATTTAGGTGGTGCTAGAGAAATAGAATCATCTCCTGCAACTATGAGGAAATTACAAAACCAACTTAATGGTATTAATTTAGGTTACGAAATGGCTAACTTTGTATTAGCTTTACCTGAAGATTTAATCGGACCTAAAGGAACTATTATGTCAGCAACTGAAAGTATTGTTGGTACAGCAGATGCATTAGTTACAGGTACAGCGGGGGCAAACCCTGATGCATATTTAAGAACTTTATATGCTAACGAAACTTATGTTGATGAAGAAGAAAAGAAAATGATTAATGAGGGTTTAAGAAAAGATTTAGAAGATGCAAGAAAAATAACTAGAGCAGATGAAAAACGATTTGGCTTTGGTGCATTCAGAAGACCAAACGATGAAGAGCTTGCTAAAATTACAAAAGCAAAACTTGTAGAAGTTAGATTAAAGTACTTAATTGCAAACGCTAACAAAGCTGAAGACAGATTAACACAAAGAGATATTGATGCTGCAGGTCAGCTAACGGATATCTTTAGATTTGATTCTCCA